CAAATGATGATGGTTCAATTACTATTTTTTATAGCGATAAATCAACTAAAATTATTCCTAAATGAAAATCAGTTTCAATTATAACTCCTGACGGTAGTAATGATTCTAATAGCGGTAATGGCACAAGTTCAACAAATACTGGAGCGCCTACTACAAATATTGATGTACTTAAATCTTTATTAAAAGGTGCAGGATACTCTGCTAAATTAATTGACTCATCTGCTACATATCTACAGCAACTGCTTAAAGATGGTATTGATTATGATAACGCAGTAGAACTGTTCTTAAATACTAAGGAATATACAACAAAAAGCGGTACAAAGATTCAGTCTCCGTTCTATACTGAGTATGGTTATTTAAACGAAAGTGCGCCTCGTCCACTTGCGGCTAGTGAACTTTATGGCCTTGTTGAGGGTGTAAAGCTTTTAGTAACCAAGTACAATCTTAACTCTAAATTTGCTACACCAGAGTCTCTTAAGAAATACGTGTCTAATGAAGTTACAGTATCAGACTTAGAAGCGCGTGCTAATACTGCCCGTCTAAAGGCTTTAGAATCAGATACTTCATATGTTACAGCCTTACAGAAGTTAGGTTTTATTGGCACTGCTGCAGACCTTACAGACTTTTATATGGACCCAACAATTGGTCAAGAAACTCTTGAAATGAACAAGCGTATGGGTACATTTGGAGCATAAGCAATTCGTCGTGCTAGTGCTGGCATTGAGTTCGGCAAGCAACAGCAAGAGTTAGCAAAGCAACTTGCCGCTAGTACCCAACTTAAGGGTCAAGATATTGGAGCATATGCCGCAACAGGTTATGCAAATATTGCTGAGACTTTATTACCATTAACTTCTCTTACAGGTATTTATGAGCGTTCAGGATTAGGTGCTGGTAAGCAAAGTGCTATCCAAGGAACAATTCAATCTGAACTAGAACAAGAAGAGTTCATGGGTACAGCATCTGCTAGACGCAAGCGTTTGCTTGAACAGAACAAGCGTGCTTTTGAAGCAGCAGCAGGTACAACCCAATACAGCCTACGTAATACAAACGTATCAGGCTTACTATAAAGAATCCCTACACGGACCAGTCGGCCCCGTGAGGCGTAACAAGACCGATAGTACAAGCCAGTGTAAAACCCCGATTACGCTGAGGTGTGCGACTAAACAACAAAAAGAAAAGGGAGACGTTACATGAGTAACAACCGCAATAATAACTGGGACTTCGAAGATGAAGATGACGATGATGAATTTCAGCCAGTCACCTTTACTGCAGAAGAAGAAAACTCACCGCTAGTACGACAGTTGCGTAAGCAACTCAAGGCTGAAAAGCGCCGTGCTAAAGAGATTGAAACTAAGTATCAAGATTTAACGGTAGCCCAGAAAGAGCGGATTCTAAAAGATGTTCTAGAATCCCGTGGATTAAATCCAAAGATTGCACAGTATGTGCCTTCAGATGTAGAAACTTCACCTGATGCAATTAATGCTTGGCTCGACAACAATGGCGACGTCTTTGGCATTAAGACTTCAGATAAGCCTGCAATTCCTGAAGGAGACATTGCTGCTTTGCAGAAGATGGATAAGACCATTACGGGAGCAGAGTCATCATCCTCATCAGATAGCATGGAGATGCGTCTCGCTAATGCTACTTCAGAGGAAGAAATTTTATCCATTCTAAGCGGTCAATAATAACCGCACACTTCTAATCAGAAAGTAGGTACAAAGCCAAATGGCTGATGTATTTTCAACTACCACCTCTGGTTTAGGCACTAACCTCGTTACCCTTGCGTACGACAAACTTGTTGAACTCAACCTACGTAACACACCTCAATTCCGTGCAATCGCGGATAAGAAGCCAGGTAGCCTAACCCACGACGGTTCTTCAATCCGTTTCCAGTTCCACAACGATATCGCTGATACCACAATTGCTGGTGCGACACTTGCTGAAACTGTAGACCCAGATGCAGTAGCACTTCCTGCTACTTCATACGTAGATGTGGCACAGCAGGAACTTGGTCGTGTAGTTCTTCCTACACGCAAGTTGTCTCTAATGTCACTTGCTGATGTTGACCCATGGATTGCTAACGCAGTTTCATACAACATGGCAATGACACTTGATAACGGAATCGCTGCAGTCCTAGACGCAGGTTCAAACGTTATCCGTGAATCTGCTGGTTCACTTTCAACATCTGCTGCTAAGACAACAATCACAGCAACAGATACAATCAAGTCACGTGACATTCGTTACGCAGTGACAAAGTTACGCTCAAACAACGTAGTGCCTAAGTCAGGTGCTTACTATGTTTCTTACATTCACCCAGAAGTTTCTTCTGACCTACGTACAGAAACAGGTAACAACGTATGGCGTACACCACACGATTACCAGGCTGCTGGCCCACTTATGGCTGGCGAACTTGGCGCATGGGAAGGTGTTCGTTTCATTGAAACACCAACTATGACCAATACTCAGTCAGGTTCAGGTTCAGGCGGCACACAGACACGCGTTTACAACACCTACGTAATGGGTGCACAGGCGCTTGCTGAGGCTGTTTGGAAGGAACCAAAGATTGAATTTGGTAACGTTACAGACAAGTTGAACCGCTTCCGCCCAGTCGGCTGGCACGGTATCATCAACTGGTCACTATACCGCCAGGCTGCGCTATATCGTATTGAGACTGCTGCTACAGGCCGTCCAAACGCTTAGTCGTTAGACACATAGGGCTAGGGGCAACTCTAGCCCTATGGGTAAACCTACTAGGGAGAACTTATGGCTTTTATATTTACTACACCTACAGTTCTAGAAGAACTGGAAAGTGACGGACATCCATTATTTTCTAGAATTAAAATCCATAAAGGGATTACAGTTCTAAAAACTGGCGCTGTTTATACTCAGGTTAGATATCCATCAAGTGAAGAAGTAGATGCTGCAGATATAGCCTACATCGGTGGCTATTCATATGAAGTAGATTCAACAGAGAAAGCAGCCCTTGAGGCTGCAGGATATACGGTGACAACAGTATGACACATTGTTTACATATCAGTAGAGTAAAAGAATGGGGCTTTAATGATAACCATGATTTTATTGCTTCTCTATGGGATTGTGTTCTTTGTGGTCTTGAGTCTCCAACACCGTTCCGCGAAGAAGAACAAGTTTCAATAGACCATACTCACTGCGATACTGACCCTTGCTTTGGTTGCAAAGCCAAAGGATTACAACTTAATACTGGAGATGCTAATTCTCAAAAAATTATGAGTAATAAAAAATGGGATGGCGAATTAAATGAATATCGTAGAGCACGTGCTCAAGGTATCCAACCTGCAGGGACAAGTATGACTGCTATTCAAGAAGCCTACCGTGCGTCAGAAACAATGGGTAAAGCCTATGATGCTGACACAATGATTAACACACAAGCAATTCAAAAAGAATCAGTCAGTTCATTAAACGATGCAGGAGCAATCTAATGTCAATGAAAAATGAAAAGTACAAGTCAAAGTCAGCAATGAAGAAGCACGAAAAGTCTGAATCAATGAAAGAGATGAAGATGGAATACGGTGCAAAGAAAGTTAAGAAGAAGGCTTCAATGCTTAAGAAGAAAGCCAAGTAATTATGATTGAAAATCAAATTAAAGCTGGCAAGAAATTTAAAGCACCTAAAGGATACAAGCCTATGTCTACTAAAGACAAGGCAGTGATGGCTGCTACTTTGGTTGGTCCTGGCAAGGTTGCTAAGGCTGTTGGTAAAGCAGTAAAAGTTGTTAAAGCAGAAACAAAAGCAGCAGGTGCTCTTCAGGCTGCTAAAGCCGCTTCAAAGGTTAAGGCAAAACCTGCTACTACTACAAAGAGTGCTACTAAAGTAATTCCTAGCACTAAGGGTGCTGGTGGAAATCGTAACATGGTTGAAGAGTGGCGTGTTGCTGGTGCTAAATCTGGTGCTGATGCACGTGATGCTGCTAAAGCAATGGAACGTTGGAACAAGATGAATCCTAAGGGCAAGAAACCTACCGTTAAAATTAACACTAATCCATATAAGGGGAAGTAATGGCTACTAAAAAACCAACACCTAAGCCAACAACTAAGAAGCCAGTATTTGTATTACCAGATGGTAGTACTGTTGGTCAAAAAGATATTGGCAAAGTAAAGCCAACTCCTAAGCCAAAAAAACCTATTGCAATTCCTACTCCTAAGCAGACTATGACTCCACAGGATAAAGCGATGGCAAAGATTTTAGAAAAAAGATATGGAATGAAGTTTGGTGGCAAATGAAAAAAGCACATCGTGGTTTCAAAGCAGTACAGAAGGAAATCGCCAAGAAGCAGGGTATTCCGATGGAGCGTGCTGGTGCAATTCTCGCTGCTGGCGCTCGCAAGGCTTCCAAGAAAGCAGTTGCAGCCAACCCACGCTTGAAGCGCGTCACGGGAGTTAAGAAGGGTAAGTAATGGCTAAAGACCCACGCCTTGAACGTGCTGGTGTAGCAGGTTACAACAAGCCAAAACGTACACCTAGTCACCCTACCAAGTCACACGTAGTTGTGGCTAAAGAAGGAAATCAAGTAAAGACAATTCGTTTTGGTCAGCAAGGCGTTAGCGGTTCTCCTAAGAAGGCTGGCGAGTCTGCTTCATATCGTAAACGCAGAGAGTCGTTTAAGGCTCGTCACGCACAAAATATTGCAAAAGGAAAAATGAGCGCCGCATATTGGGCAGATAAGG